ACCTTCTTGGATCGCTACCAACTACGTATCAATGAACCCGACGTCTGGTTCACCTGCTGCGTCTGCTGGTACTGGAACTGACACTATGACGGAAGCTACTGCTACTGCATCCATTACGGAAGCTGGCATTAAGAACGTCATCCTAGATGCCTTCGATGCTGGTGGCAATCCTGACATGATCCTATGTCCGGGTACCATTAAGCAGGCCATCTCAGGTCTTAGTTCCAACGCTGGTCCCGGTTACGCTATCCGTAATAACGTCAACGCTAAAGGCCCAGCTACTGCGGTCAATGCTGTTGATGTTTATGTTTCGGATTTCGGCACGTTTAAAATCATGCCGGATCGTAACCTAGCTAGTACAGAGCATGTCTTCTTCCTAGACATGGATTTCTGGGGGCTTGCAGTCCTTAGAGATTGGGCTGTTGTTGACCTCGCCAAAACTGGCGACGCTCAAAAGCAGATGCTTCTGTATGAAGCTGGCCTCGTTTCCAAAAACGAGAAGTCCAGTGGCATCCTAGCTGACTGTAAAGCGTAGGGTAATTAAGGGGGGTGGGGAAACCCACCCTCCGACCTTATGAAAATACTTGAAACGAACTGTCCTAATATACAGGACGAAAATGGCGGGAAGGTAATATTCCCATTCGGACCTTGCATCTACCAAAACTTCATATCTGACGAACTGAGGGATTCTCTTCTAAATGCTGGTAGAGAAGCTAGAGATAAGGACCGTGATTACAGGGAATATCTCGCAGGTAATATGTATAACGGTGGCTCATTTGAATATGATGACTCGTATACAGAGGAGATATATCCTCAGCTATTGAAGTATCTATTCATGTGGTTTGACTTTATGGTACACCACTACGGAGAAAAGCGTATCAACTTTGCTCCCGGTGGTAGCGATATAGACATAGGTATAAGCAGTCTTTGGATAAACTTCCAGAGAATGTTTGATCACAATCCACCACATCAGCACAGCGGTATAGTTTCGTTTGTTATATACCTAGATGTACCACCAGAGATATTTACGGTACAGGCTAAGTCTAATGTACAGGATGCAGGGCATATAGTATTTAAATATGGTGAATCTATCAGCCCTTTGAGTGTCAGTATGTGGAATGTAGTGCCTGAGAACAACCTTATACTGTTGTTTCCGGCTACTTTAGACCACATGGTACACCCATTCTGGGTAGATAAGGAGCGTATAAGCGTATCTGGTAACTTTAATCTTACAAATAAGGTAGCGGTTAGCCTTAACGGAGCATAAATGGACAAGGAACTTGAGAAAACAGCTAAGAAAATGCTGAAGGGTAAGCCACCCAAAGCTAAAGCTGCACCTAAAGAACCTACTGACGCAGTTGGTTGGTTGAAAAAAGCGTACATAGACCACGATCCTGCTGACGGTGCGCCAAAGGTTGGAGGTATCGGTTATGTCTAGCAAGTATCTGTTAGATGTAGGCAATGACCGTAAGACTGACATGCACTTTGACGATGTTGAAGGCACGTTTATATTTAATACTACGGAGAAGGTCGACTCTGTACTAGATGCAAACAAACGAAAGTATAACGACTATGGGGATAAGCTGTCAGTTGGCAAGGTGGGTGAATGGCATCATGCAGCTTCGATTCCTGCAACTATGTGGGAGAAATGGATGGCAGAAACTAACGGGGAGATTCAAAATGATCCCAAGTTATTGGCTGCTTATCTTAATAATCCAGACTATAAGTATTTCAAGACAGCACCCAACAACATATAGGTAAATGATATGATTGATATTAGCAATGTTTGGCGACCTATAAAGACGCATACGCTATCTGCAACTACATCAAGCGGATCAACCTTGACTTCAGCGTTTACCACGCAGGTAAATGTAGTCATGGTTACAGCAACCGCTGCATGTTTCGTACAGTTTGATACTGCACCGACAGCAGCCGTGGCAACTTCCGTATTTCTTGCAGCCAACACTCCTTACTGGTTTACTGTAAGTGAGGCGGATAAGTGTGCAGCTATAACAGGTACAGGCACAGCATCGGTTTATATTACTGAACTGAGTAGGTAGTCATGGCAATTAATAGTTACTCGACTCTCCAGACAGCGGTGAGTAACTGGCTGGACAGGAATGACCTGACTGATCGCATACCAGAATTTATATCGCTAGCAGAAGCTACGTTCAACAGGACGTTGCGACTTAGAGCTATGGAAACTACGGTAGCTGATACGACACCCAGTGGATCGAAGGAAGATGCGTTGCCTACTGGGTATCTACAGATGCGAGAGATACACCTGACGACTAGCCCAGTAATATCCTTAGCATACATTACTCCTGAGATAATGTACAGGATAAGGGCTGGGAGTAACAATGGCAAGCCCAATGCGTATACTATAGTGGGTGATAATATACTATTTGGTCCTACACCAGATGATGGTTATGGTTACAGCATGACTTATTACAAATCATTTGATGCGCTTGCTGATGCTACACAAACAAACTGGCTAATACTAAATGCGCCTGACCTCTACTTGTATGGTACGCTACTTCAAGCCGAACCATTCTTAATGAATGACGAGCGAGTACCGCTATGGGAGAGAGGTGTGCGTCAAGTTGTAAATGATCTACAGCAACAGGACGACAGAGATAGGCATTCAGGCTCTGAAATGAGAGTAATGAATACATCAGGATACTTTTGAGGAATAAGGCATGGCACTAGAAACTGGTAATTATATAAGCAGCCTTGTAAAAACTAACCCGGTATCTTCTGATAACGTATCAGAAGGTGACGATCATCTGCAACTTATCAAGAAAATTCTCAAACAGAATTTTCCAGTAGGAACAGATAGTGTTGGCCCGGATCAGGCAGTACAAGTTCTTATAGCTAAATCATCTGCACCTACTGTAGATACTAGCGCATCTGGTCATGCTGCCAGAGCGATGGGTCTTTTGTGGCTGGATACTTCAAATAACTTATTGAAGATAAGGAACCAAGCTAATGATGCGTGGATCACATTAGCTATTGATCCAGAAACATCTAATTCCGTAGATATTAATGCAGGTACCATAGATGGTACGACTATAGGTGCGACAACAGCATCTACTGGTAAGTTTAGCAGTGTTAATATAGCAGCCGATGGCGCAACAGTTACGGGAATAAAAGATGAAGATGATATGTCCTCTGATTCAGCGGTTAAACTTGCTACTCAACAGTCTATTAAAGCGTATGTTGACTCACAGGTTACTGCTCAGGACTTGGATGTCATCTCTGACAGCGGTACTATCGATATTGATCTCGATTCAGAAAGTCTTACTATTGCTGGTGGCGAGGGTATTGATACTTCAGCGACTAGCACGACGCTCACAATCGCAGGTGAAGATGCGTCTACGTCAAACAAAGGTGTAGCATCATTTCATTCTGATAACTTCTCTGTATCTTCAGGCGCAGTAACGATAAAAGATGCAGGTGTAGCCAATGCTGAACTAGCTGATATGGCTGCTAATACGGTAAAGGTACGTGACGCTAACTCTTCTGGTGTTCCATCCGATAAGGCAGTTGCTGATGGTCAGATACTGATTGGTGATGGCACAGGTTTTACTGCTGCTGCACCATCCAGCGATATCTCAATGACAAATGCTGGTGTTGTGACAGTAACGAAGATACAAGGACAGGCTGTAACATCTACTGATCCCACAAATGACCAGTACATGAAATACTCTACTGCCTCTAACGAATGGCAGATGGTGTCTGTGGTTGGTGATGATAAACTGACGACAAAAGGTGACCTTCTTGTCTACAACACGGTAGACTCTGAGACTAGACTTGGCGTAGGCACGAACAACAAAGTTATTACAGCTAACTCATCCGCTACTAATGGACTGGATTGGCAGTATGTGGCTGGTGACAGTATACGTTTAGGTTCAGATGCTGCTGGTGATACGATGTATTTTAACGGCACTGACTATGCAAGACTAGCCAAGGGTAGCGCATCTCAAGTTCTTACTATGAACTCTGGAGCAACCGCACCCGAATGGGCTGCTGCTGGTGTCGCAGATATGGAAGCCAATACAGTTAAAGTCAGGGATGCGAACTCTACTGGCGCACCATCTAATAAGACTGTGGCAGATACACAGATTCTTATAGGTGATGGTACTGGATTCACAGCTGCTGCGTTAAGTGGCGACGTTACAATGGCTAATACAGGTGCAGTTGCTATAGCCTCTGGGGTTGTTGTTGATGCGGATGTTAATGCTAGCGCAGCCATAGACGCAACCAAGATAGCTGATGGCAGTGTAACCAGCACAGAGTTCCAGTACATTAACAGTTTATCCTCTAATGCTCAGACACAGATAGA